TTTCATTCTTCGGTCATCAGTTTGAGAAGCTCTATATCTAACATGTAAGAAAGGTCGTTTAAGATTCTTTCCTAAAGCTTGATCATAAACTGTAGATGTACCAGCTGGAACCATAACACCACGAATAGCAGCGCTAGTTGCTCTACTGTTGATACCACCTCTTGTAGCTTTGTCATTTAAGTATCTCATATCAGATTTGTAGAAATCGTAAGATCCACGTCTGAAACCAGAGAAACCTAAGTTTAATGCCATATCTTCAGAGTTATCAAATACTCCATAAGAAGTACCTCCTGCTCCGTAAGAATTCATTGAAGCTAACATATCGTCTACAGCAAGAGACGTTGCTCTATTAACAAACATCATGTTTTCTTCAATAGCTCCTTGAGCATCAAACTCAGCTAAAATAGCATCAAATTCTGCTAAATCAGTAGCAGCATTAACACCAGTTACACCTGAAGTAATATTACCTCTTGATTCGATAGCGGCAAATAAACCTTCAGTACCAGCACCATTAGCACCAGCATCAGCAGCACCTCTAATTTGACCATCAGCACCAAAACCAATTGCAGATGCAGCAGCTGTTTTTTCAGCTTCTAACATACTCATTTCTAAGTAATCAGCAAAACGAGCTCTAGTATCACCTTCAGCTTTTAAGTACCAAAGATAACCATTAGCACCAGTTTCACCAGTTACTTCAACCCAACCAATTTGAGCAGTATCAGATCCTGAGATCTCATAGTAATCTTTCATTATAATTGGTTTGTTAGAAAAACTTTTGAATGTAGGTGTGTTAGCTCCTCTTGAGTCAGCTTTGTATGTACCAGTAGCATCTGTATAAGATTGTCCTTTTCCATACTCAGAACCAATAACTAATACAGTTGCTGTACCATCAGATAAAGTTGATAAAGCAGCAGTAGCATAAGGTTCAACTGAAACAACGTTTGAATCTGGAGTTTCAACAACTAATGCTTTAACTACAACACCAGCTTGTGCTATTAATACCACGTCGTTAGTTCTAATACCATGTTTTCTACTTGATGCATTACCTACTGTTGTATCTCCATCGATATCAGCAGTAATTGTAAGTGTACCATTTGTATCACCGTCAGCATCTACTGTTGCTACGTATGATAAGTGTAACCTTGATTGTTCAGACCAAACAACTTGATCAGACATCATAGGCTCTTCAGCTCCAACTTGTGCAAGAAATCCTGATATAGTTCTCGGTCCGAAAACTTCAGCTTCTTTTTCCATTAGATCTGGTAAATATTGTTGAGACCAATCATTAGTCCCACTTGTAAAATCGATGTAGTTTGTGTTTAACGTTTGTTTTGCCGAAGCTGGAACGCTATTCAAACTACCTCCTGCCGTAATTGCCATAATTTATAATTTTTTTAAGTTAATTTTTCTTTCTAATCTTAAAAGATCTGTTTTTCATATTAGAAGAAGATTCACCTAAAACTCTAACTTTAATACCACCAGCATTTACTTCGCCGTGTGTTTGTCTAGGATTTAAATTTATATTTTTATCTTTAGCAACTTGAGTTTTTATCGCATCTGCTTTACCTTGCTCATAAAAATGTTTAGCAATAGTATCAGCGTTCATAGCGGTAAATAAAGATTTATGATAACCCGCAGCGTCATTAATAGTTGTTTTATCTTCACCAACGAATTTACCAACAAAATTATTAATATCGCTTTGAGTTGTCTTTACTTTGTCTACATCTTTAACATTAAACCTATATTTTTTATCACCGACGTTATATTCAAAACCTTTGAATTTGTCATTAAATAAATTATTAGTTTTCTTTAAAAATGCGTTTTTACTTGCTTCAGATAACTTCTTCTTTTCTTCAGATTCTTTATTATGTCTATTAAAGAAGTCAATAGCTTTTTGTTGTTCTTCGGTCAACTTTGACCCAGCTTTGAGATCTTCATAGTATTTAGACTTTTGCCTGTCTAAGTGGGCTTTAGCCTCGGCAACTTGCTCTTTAAGGGCTATTTTCTTTTTACGTATTTCTTTTTCATCATCTACCGTGTCATCAAAACCAAACTTATCTTCTAATAAAAAAGATCTTTCTTCTGGGGTTAAATGAGATTTAGTTGTTTTATAGTATTCATTTAATACATCAGAGTCATCCATTTCTGAAATATCTCTATTTAATTTTACATAATCATTTATATCACCTCCAGTTTCTTCCATAAAATCTACAAGTTTTTGCACATTTTCTGGCAATGATCTTTCTGTTGGTTCTACTTCTGTTATTTCCTCTTCAACTACTTCTTCATTAGTAACGTCCTCCATTACTGGTTTTTCTTCTTCTACCTTTTCTACTTCTTCAACCTTTTCTGTTACTTCACTTACGTTTTCTTTTTTTTCTACAACCTCTTCATTTTTTTCTAAAGGAGGTTTACTTAAATCTACTTTAATAACACTATCATCTCCAGCGCTATCAAATTTAGATTCATCTATTGTATTTTCAACAACTTCTTCTACTTGTTGTTCTGTATTTTCGTCTGTTGTCTCTTCAACAGAGTCAGTTACTTCTTCAGTAACTTCTTCATTTAGTTCTATCATAATAAAATTTTATAAAATATTAAATATTAGGAGCAGACATATTGTTATTGGCCCCTCCCGTAAGTATATCATTACCAGATGATTCGAATTTTTTAAGCGAATCACCCCTTTTTCTTTGATCTATCATTTGTTTTTGATGAGCAGCTTGTCTATCAACTCTTTGATCTTTTCTATCTTCCTTAATGCTATCAGCTCTCATTTGCTCCATCTTCTCGTTACCTTGTGTTTGAGAATTTAATTCAAATTCAAATTGCATTAGTTCTTTTTTAGCTTGGACTTCAGCTTGTAGATATTGCGTTTTCAATTGATTTCTTGTTTGCTCTAATTGAGCTTCGCCTTGAGTCTTAGCTTGATTTTTTTGCATTTCAGCTTGAGCAGCCACTTGTTGAGCTTGAGCGTTAGCTTGTGCTTGAGCTTGCATATTTTGTTGTTGCATCATTTGATCTCGTTCCATTTTCTTTCTTCTTTTTATTTTTAGAAGCTGATTTGCTAGTTTTATATTTCTAGTATTACGCAAATCTATTGCATCATCAAGATCTAGCGTTTGTTGAGATAATGCTATTTGTATATTATTTTCTAATAAAGCTTTTTCTTCTTCATCTGGTAATAACTCTATAAATATACCAAAATCATACAAATGTAATTCTGTTAATTCTTTTAATGTTGCTACATTATGAGCTCCTATTGAGTTCACAAAAGCTTCTTTAGTTGGAGAATACTCTACTATATCAGATATCCTAAGAGATAAACATTCTGCAACTTCTGCGGTTAAATATAACATAGACTCTAATACATGTCTTGTTGCAGTATTTGAATTTGCCGCAGCTAACTTTTGTACCCCGACTAAAGCGTTTTTATCTGGAGTTGTACCATCTCTAGCTTCATTTAAACCAGTGGTATCTCTTATCATTTGTAAATAATAATTATATGTAGTAATTAAGCTTTGTAATTTACCACCATTAACACCATTATTTATCTGTTGTATTGGTACTTTACCAGGATTCATATCACCTTCCGAAGTAAGGCTTCTACCAATAACAGAACCTGTTTGGAAAAACATATTTAATGCTTCTTGCGGATTGTAATTAGTGCCATTTCCAAGATCAACTTCAGCTAAACCATCTGCGTCTAGGTATACACCATCTGGTACCATACGTGCCATTACTTGTTGCAGCTTCAAATGTGTTAACTGTATTGTATCAGCAAACCCTGTAATTCTACTAACTATAGATTCTACTTTTCCTCTATACATTCTAGGTGCTACAATTTGATAAGGCATTTTTACTTTGCTAAAATTAGAATCTGATCTCATCATGTTATCCATCATCTTCCATTTTAAAAGTTTATTACAACCTACTATATAAACCCCTTCGTATACGCATTCAACAGCTCTTTGCAATCTGCTAAAATCACCATCCATATTTTCAACTGGAGGATTAAACGTGTCGTCTTTTTCAATGACTTTTTCCCCACCACTACTTAATGTTTTTAATTTATAAACATTGTTCATGTGAGTTTTATAATTAAAGTACAGTACTTGTACTTTATTTTTATCGTAATTAGAATTGTAATTAGCGTGTCTATATATATTACTACCAGAATTACTAGTTATTTCTTTTATATCTTCTTCTGTTAAATCTTGAAACTCTTTAACTAATTCATTTATTGGTAAATCTTTTACTTCACCTATATAATAAACATCTTCAAAATATGGTGAATCTGAATAAGAGTAGACAATATTAGCTGGGTCAACATATTTAACTTTAGCACCCTCGCTCCAATCAAAAGTTGTTTTTGTAGCAGCTATACCTAAAACAGTTAAATCATACAAACATCTTCTTCTTATTAAATCATAATCACTATTTTCCATTAAAGTATTAATAGCTTGCTCTTCTGCTAATTCTACAGCTTGCTTGTAGTTAAGCTGCATATGTAGTCCTAATTCTTCTTCAGAATCTGGAAGAGTTTCTGGAGGATTATTATATAAATCAATATCAAACGTTTGTTTTACTAAATCGTTAAAAGCTCTGGAACGCATATCGCGTAATATAGATTCCATATATTCAGTTCTTTTGCTAACGCCATATTGATCTTGTGAAAATGCTTTTATTTCGTAATTTCTTTGAGACATACCGTTTACTACGATATCCACAAATTTAGGAATAATTGGAACAGGTTTCCAATCTAAGTTAAGGTAGGATAAATCACCATTTATAGATAATTCATTTTTATATTTTTGTATAGGTTGTTCTCCTCTTGCATACAATCTTAAGTGATGATAGTTATTTATATTACCATCAAATCTAGAATTAGAACCATTGAACCATTCTTGCTTTATAGCTTGAGCCACTTTAAGCCCATATTCTTCGGACAACTTTTCTAAATCACTTACCGCTTGTGATGGAAAGTTTATGTTAGATTGTATCATACTTTATTATTTATTATTTTCGATTGAAATCCTTTGTTATTATACTTGGATATATTAATATTTAATGATTGTCTTTCTCTATTAGGATTAGGTTTGTACAAATGCCTATTGCAAGCCATTATTGCTAATCCAGAACTAATTGAAGCATCATGTTTTGTTCTTTTGTTTATATCAAATTTAGACCAATCATTTAACGTCTCGTTGAAATACATTGTGCCATAAGTGCCATCTTGTAATAATCCAATATGGTCATTGATATACATTTCTATAGCGGCCGCGTGAGATTGTTTTATATCTTCACTTGAATTTGGTATTCCACCAACTTCTTTTTCTGATACAGATAATTTATTCCAAATCTTATCCGGTCTGTTCATACTAAAACCTCTATAACCTCTTCTACGTAAATAGTACAATAATCTAGGTTTATTATTTTCAGCAAGTATTGGCATTCCATAAAATACTAATGCCATTAAAACATCTTCAAAAAATATCTCAGCTGTTTGCGGTCTTGCTATATATTCTAAAAAGAATGTATTAGCTGGAGCATCTTCCATTGAAAATTTAGTTAGTCCATGCAAAGCCCCTTTTGACCCTCTACTATCTACTGTTCCAGATATATCATAAGAGTCACAACCAAATGCACCCATATGTTCGTTACCTGGATATTTTATGCCATTTTTTAATATGACATTATTTTGTGATTTTCCATTAGGTATTT